ATACGCATAAACCAACAGGTCGATCATACATTGGACTGAGCGTAGATATTTTTAAAAGATTTAAAGAGCACACGAATTTCGCTCAAGCTAAAAAGAAATGGCAGGCGATTAAGAAGGCTATCTATGAACATGGCATCACAGAATTTACATTTGAAGTAATCGAAGTATGTCCAGAGGCACACCTAGCTGAGAGAGAAGTCTACTGGATTTCCTTTTATGACACATGCAGCGAAAACGGCTTTAACAAAAATCGTGGGAAAAAAGTCGATAAATCTGATGATCATATTTTGAACGTTAGCGCCGTAGTAGAATGCTAGCACGGAGACCATATGAACAAACGACAAAAAGAGAAGAAGAGGAAGCAGATTTTTTACAAATTTTTCGTGCCAGAAAAAGACGACGATATGTGCCCTGAAATGTTTAGAGATTTTTACCAAGATGCAGAAGATCTGGTTAGAGATAATTTCGAAGAAATAACAGGCAAAAAAGATATCGAAGAAATAAGTGATAGACGATACAATACACTGGTAAGAATGTTTGCGTTTGATTTTTATCTATATGCTAAAAAAGATATGGCTTGGCAAAATAGAATTATAAAGTTTCCCGAAAGAAAGATGCATATTTATTTAAATTATGGTGAAGAAGCAATCTGGAATCTAGACGGTTATGAATGTGATAATAAACAAGAAGCATTTGACCTTTTAACAGACGAGGAGCAAAAGATCTTTGTAATGCACAAATATTTCCATACCATTAATTAGGATATTATAAATGACTGATATTGAAAGATTTGATGAAATTAGAAAAAAAAATAACGACATAGAAGATCTAGATCTAAAACCAGGTGAAGTAAAATATCTTTATGTAGTCCTGGCAGACGAAGGATATCAGCAAGAAATAACGAAAGGTATCTTTCTTAACAAAGAAAAAAGAGATTGCTGGAATGTGACATGGTATTCATTTTCACTTTTTGAAGATGGTACGCCTATCAGACTTGCCTCAAGATATCATATCTTTAATACTAAAAAAGAAATTGAAGATCATGTTAAAGATGTGGAAGAAAAAGAAGCCATAGAATTTGAAAAAAATAAAAGATGGCTAGAAAGCGATGAATATAAAGACGCAAAGAGAAAGTTTGAAGAAGATTGGGGCTATGATACATGGGGAAATATTTAACTTGACTTTTTCAGTAGGTTAATAGGCGCAGCGTTTCCCGGCCTCGTATTAGCATCTTATAGATTTCCTAATACAAACTGAGCGAACGATCTAAGGCACCTGCTTTGCAGACACGCTTAAAAATCAATTTTCAGTTTGTGTTTTTTAACAATTTTTATTTAGGAGATTTAAAATGGCTATATCCAATGATCTATTATCATCTACACTATACAGCATTCGCGATGGAGAAGTAGACGAGCTCTACAAAAAGGTAGCGTTCCTCGACGGTGTCAAGAAATCCGGAGGCGTCGAAGTAGAGAAGGGCGGAATCAAAATCCAGAGACCTCTCTCAATCCAGGAACACAGCACCATAACACAGCTCGCCACTGGTTATGAGCCCGTTTCTCTCGCGGTTAACGACGTGCTCAGACCAGCAATCTACGACTGGTCAGATTTCGTAGCTCCAATCGTTATCACCAAGAAAGAAGAAATGGAAAACAGCGGCGAATACGCCATAGTTAAGATCCTCGAAGCAAGAATGAAATCCGTAATGGGCATGCTACGAAGAGAGCTCAACAAACAGGTTCTAAAAGGAAATTCATCTGTCCTCACCTCGCTCAATACCTTGAATGGTGACAGCGCTGGTCTAGGTTCAGCCACCGGATTCCTTGAGCCCGTTGTTGTAGGTTCACAGACCAACATAGTTGGTGGTGTTTCTAAGCTAACCTTCCAGACCACACCTGGTTGGCAGAACCAGTTCGTAAACATTGGTGGTGCTGGTCTAGCTGCTTCATCTTTGGCTCCTTTCTACGATGCTTACATTGCTGCTAACAGCGTTGCTCCAATGGGAGACGTTAACCACCTCATAATGTCAAATGCACTTCTCGCTGCTTACAGAGACCAGCTCTTTGCTCAGGAAAGATTTATCGATTCCAAGACCTTAGACGGCGGAAGAATGGGCTTAGCTTTCAACGGCGCTCTAGCTGAACAGGATCCAGAAATGGGCTTCGCTTGTTCAGTAGCTGGTAACGTAGATGGCTACATGCTAAACTACGACGGTATCAAACTTATCTTCCACAGCGAAGGCGACTTTTCACTGTCTCCTTTTGAGCACATCTCCGGCACCACCGCTAGAAGCGCTCAGCTTTACGTCAAGTGCCAGCTTGTTGCCGACTTCCTCGGTGGACAGGCAATGCTCATCAACCTCTAATCATAATTAAAAAAAAGGAGATTTAAAAAATGGCTACTTCAACATTAGTTCAGAGACTAGAAGCTGGTGAAACCGGCGTATCTAATAGATCACAGACAGAGACCTTTCTTGCTGGCGGAACCATTTCTGCAGGCGACTTCGTTTCCTTGGATAGATCAAAAACTGGCGCAGACAAAGCCCTCTACGTTGTCGTTCAGGATACCTCAGGCGGTGCAGTTGCTCTTGGCGTACCAACCGTAGGTGTTGCTCTAGCTTCAGCTGACGCAGAAGAAAAGGTTCAGGTATGTATTGGTGGATATTGCGCCAAAGCAAACGTAGCGACTGGCACAGCTGCTGGAGCTGCTCTTGCTCTCGATACTACTACCTCTGGAAGAGCAGTTGCTGCTGATGCTGCAAATGTAAATATCGCTGGTGTATGTCTAACCTTGGCTGCTTCAAACAGCGCCGAAGTTATGGTCATCAAGCAGTTCTAATCTAAAATAAAAATCTATGATTCTATGGCTCGCTTCGGCGGGCTTTAGTTTTGCTTGACTAATTCGTATAAGTATAGGCGGTGTCCCATGGATCATACCTACTTGTCCTTGTTGGTTGCCTTAAAAGATGCGAAAGCTGAAAAGAGCTCAGAAGATTTTGTAAACTATCTGATGCTCAAATATGCCGCTAGAGAACCGCTCTACGATGCGATAAAAGACTGGCATCCATACTTTATAGACGAAGACAAAGAAACGCTAGAGATTATACTAACGGAGACCAAATGGCCAACCTAACATCGATTAAGGAAAAGATTAAAAACATCAGCGATTATTCGCCTCAGCTTGCCGCATATAATGATCAACTAGATGATCTAATTAATGATGCCTACTACACCATTTGGACCATGAGACGCTGGACATTTGGTTTTAAAGAATATTACTTTCGATTCCATCCAGACATGATTACAAGCAGAGAGAATCCTGGCTTTGATACTTTTGCAAGCGTAGTCAAAGGATCAAGAGAAGTAACATTTGCACCATTTATGCAGAGGCTAGTGCCAGACATTTGGGAAGGACAGCCTATCGAAATTCAAAACTACGAATACATCATTTCAAAAGTAGTCAACGGTGGAACCATCCTACTTGATCAGCAATTTCTTGGCGACACAAAGATCGACGATACAAGCTGGAGAATCAAGAAAAGATTTTATTCTCTTCCAGAAGATTGTATCGAGCTGCTAAGCCTAGGACACAGAGATGTTCCCAATTCAAGCGGAGGCACAGGAAGATTTCCTCCCTATGGAAAGATCATAGGTCTGATGCCAAGACGCGATGAAGAGCTGGACCTTAGAATGGATTACACTGCTACTTATGCGGAAGCTTACATATGGTCGGAGGCTAAAAACATTCCTAGTGGAGAAAAGGTTGCGCTAGATTTTGATTCTAAAGTTGGCGCAGAAGGATTTCTTGATAATACTTATCTCGAAGTTTGCTGGGCCTTTGTTAAAGATGGTCTTGTAGGTCCCTTGTCAAAGCCAGAAATAATTCATTTTAAAAATCCAGAGCAGGCTCCTCCTTCTTATTCATTAGAAATTAAGTTTATTTCCTGGGATGACCAATCTATTTTTGCAGACACATTTCAGAGCTTTGACGTAGAACCAACACAATGGGAAGGCTACCGCAAAGTCCCATTCTGGAACGCAAACTTTAACAGAGCAACCGGAGAAAGGCTCGGTCTTCCTGTCTGGAAAACCTTTAATGTAGGTGGTGCAACTAGAAATACTACTGCATACCTTGATACTGTTATTGCAAATGATATAGCACAATCTGTAACAATAAATTTCTTAAATCAGATTGATAACGGAAATAAAAGATACATAGAATACGACGGTCAGCATCTTCAGATAAGACCTTATCCACGTGTTGATGCATGGGATTCTAGAATTTTATCACAGGCCGCAGGAGAAGAAACATCAAAAGTAGATCTACAGTATCTACGCGAAGGTGTCGCTCGTTATTACTACAAGCCACAGGCACTAGGTCTGCAGACAGATTCACCAGAGCTGCCAAACGAATTCCATCAGCTAATAAGCTACAAAGTTCTAGAAACGCTCTACGATAAATTGGGCAACATGAACAATGCATCGCTTTATAGAAGTCGTTTTGAAAAGGAAATAAAAGGTCTAGAAAAACGCTATGTAAACCACGTTGACAGTATGATGGTCCGAGGCCAATTCGTACTAGGTGGCTGGGATGCTAGAATGCGTTATGATGTTAATTCGTTGAGGAAGCTAAGCTAATGGCTGTCAAAAATATTTCAGTAAAATTTAACAAAGCTGCTGGCGTAAATCAGTCGATTAAAGCTCCTCTTGGCACAGCCGAAGATATAATAAATTTTCGTAAACATCCAACAGATGGATGGCTTTGCGATCGAGGTATTGAGCCTTGGTGGGACCAGAGCCCAAGTTTTACTGTAAGCGGCGAGATTATAACTAACGTGCAGCAGGCTCTTCTCGGTGAAAAGTTTGATTCTCTTTTCGTCTGGACAAAGCAAAGCGCAAATCAAGTTTATATTCTAGCCGAACAGGGCGGCTATCTCTACTATATCTGGGGCAACAAAGGCAGCAGCATTTCTACCGACTGGAGAAGGAATGTTATCTTGTTGGATTCAAATAGACATATCCCCAGAGCAAACGAGGTTGGCACACAGTACGTTCCATTTGGAAATAGGCTACTAATAATCAACGGCGTTGATAAACCAATCTGGTTTTACGGCGACAACATTGTTAGAGATTTCTCATTCTTACTTCCTACACCACCTCCAGAACTTCTCACAATACAGCCAGGCTACCTTGAGCTTCCTACACCTGGTGATCTAACGACCGGTGTTGCATTTCCTAACTTCCAGACTGTCGCTGCTGGCCTTGGAGATACAGCCCAAGGAGACACAAGCGTTTACAGCTATAGAATGTCATTTATAATGGATAGCGGTTCTGAGAGCCCTCTTTCAGCTCCAGCCTTCGTTACCTGGACAATCCCAGCTGATGCTGCTGCAGAAAGAAGATTCGGAATCTTTGTTAACGATATACCAATCGGACCAAAAGGTTGCGTTGCTAGAAGGATTTACAGAACAAAAAACCAAAGACTTGGTAACCAATCTGATGCTCAAGAAGGCGTCTACTACTTCGTCAAACAAATCAATGATAATGCATCTGAAGAATTCATCGATATCGTATCTGACAACAGCTTAACAAATCAAGCCCAGCTAAGCCAATCCGCCACCATAGACAGCAGCTACCATTACGGCGCGACTTGGAACAATAGAATTTGGTTAGCTGGTGGTGTTTCGCATCCAGTAAAAATAATTTATTCTGAGGCTGGCTTGCCAGAGCAGTTCCCTGTCTTTAACACATTTGAGCTAGGCAACGGAACAGGCGGCGCAATCACAAGGCTTTACGCATACTACAATAACCTTCTTGTTTTTAGAGAAAGCTCCATAGAAGTCGTAAGAACAAACGGAGGTGCCTTCTCAATAAGTGCCGTTTCTCCAAACATAGGTACAAGGGCCAGCAACAGCATCCAGCTTGTACCTGGGCTCGGTGTCGTCTTCCTTACCGATGACGGCTTCTACGCCATCACAGGCGGTCTGGACGGTGGTTCTACGATATCAGTGGAGAAGATCAGCACGCCAATCTCCAAAGAAGTTTCTAGAATTTCTACTGCTGCAATAAGCAGAGCAACCTCTGTCTATTCGACAAAAGAAAAAGAATATTGGTGCCATTATCCAGAGAAAGGTTCTATTATTCCAACAAGAGGTGCTGTCATTCATACGCTTGACGGTAGCTGGTCACTGCGACATGCAGACATAAAAGAAAGAGCCGCCAGGTTTGCGTTTACAGCGATGGCTGCTGATCCCGATGGAAACATTCTTTTAGGAACAAGACCACGCTGGAGAACCGTCGCTGGTGCCGCCGCAAATCCTCTTACAAACGGAGCCAGAGGAATTCTTGTTGGTCTTCATGTTTGGTCTGGAGCAAATTACTGGGGCAATACACTTGTCGCAACACTTACAGATCAAGTTTGGACATACACAGCAACCAGGATTAATTTGCAGCAAAATATCTGGGAAAGTGGTTGGATAGATTTCGGAGACAACAGCATCAAGCATCGTGCCTTTAACGTAGATGTTGAAGTATTAAGCTTTGGTGATTACGCAATTGACCTAGATTGGGGCCAAGATTATAATTCGGCCTGGAATGCAGCACCATCGCAGAAGCCTGCTAAAAGCGAGACACTTTTTACAACTTCTGAAGATCCTGTTTTTGGACCAGCTACACCATCCTTGACGAAGGTACCTTTCACTGTTGGTAAATCCGCATTAAAAGATTACAGAATAATTAGAATTCGCTGGGACGTAAATACAGGACTGGTTGATAACTTTAGATTTAGACTTAAGTCAACATTCCAAATGCATCTTCTAAGCTTCAATATAAACTACGATTCAAACGATCAGCTACCACTAAATCAGAAGGCCCGCGGAAACAGCGGTCAGCCATGGTAAGGAGATAAGATGGCAAAATCATTTACACAAATCCCAACTAACGATCTTCAAGCTGCAAAGCCGGAGAACCTAAATGACAACCTTGACAAGTATCTGTCCCAATTTAACGGTAATCTTGACGGCCATAATAATCCAGTCGAGACTATGCGAGAACAGCATTTTATACTTCCGAATGACGGAACTTTTTCTGATACCGCTCCTGGCGCTGATTGCCTAAAGCTTGGTACTAGCTACGCAACACAGGCTTACTTTAAAACAAGAAGATCGTCATCTTATGAAGGCGTAGGTTTAGACGTATGGGATCCTATACTATCTATAAATCTTGATACAGATAGCTGGTCAAAGGGCTTTAATATTTTAACACAATTTGCAAACTTTGAAACATTCCCGCTAACTTTTGAGGCAAAGGAAGGTCAACTGGTCGGATGTGCCACGATAGATTGGGAACACGGAACAAACGTTTTCCAGATTATTTTAGATGGTGCGCCAGTAAATAAAAGCAGAGGCTTTGATTGGTTTACAGAATGGGGCGTGTTTGTAAACAACGTGCTGGTCGCAAGAAGCGGTCAGATTTATCCAAGAAGACACACAACGCAGATTCCTTTCACAATCCCTTGCGGATCTCAGGCGGTCACCGTTGATGTTAGGTTCATTGCAATCACAAACAAAGCTTTAAATAGCCCCAACTTTACAACCGATTCAACAGATTTTAACATTTTTTCTGCGGAAATTTTCGTAAGAAATGATTACAGGTAGGAGATAAGATGCCCATCGTAGAAAAAGAATTCTTTGAGCCAGATGAAGTGCCCACAGCTGCACAGCTAAACGCACCATATGACGCATTAGCGGTAGCTTCCGCAGCACTTGACGAAACAAATGAAGGGGCTGGCTGGCTAACCTTTAAACATCTGGATTCTCCATCAACATTAAATCCTATAAATAAACTTTATAATCATTTTCATGACGGTGGCGTAGCTAGGACATATATCAACACAACATATCAAGAAGTAAAATCTCCAGCACCAGCATCAGTACCATGCCAGGTTGCCTTAAATTACTTTCCTCTAGAAAATGAGATAATTAGAATTCATATAAGCGGATTAGTTGGCCAAAATACTGTCACAACAGATTATGATTTTGTTGGCACAGACCTTGGCAGACCAAATTATTATGCATTTAGAATTAAATTAACTTATAGTGACAGCGGTGGTGCTGATCAATTTATATATCCAGGCTACTGGGGATACAGTTTCACAACCAATGGGCTAAATAGATACGATACAAGCTCTACACAAAACGGTCCAGAAATAAACTGGCAGACTTTTCAAGCATCAACAATCTTTAAATATACCGGAACAACCGGCGTCCGACAATGGAAGGCTGCAACGCTTGAAGTTGCCCTCTTTAGCGGAGCAAATACGCTTTCAATTACGAGACACC